CCCTGCATATGGAGAGTCAAAGCATCTGCCGGGTGCTGTATCGTTATCTATTGATGCAAACGGCGAGGCCGAGAATTTTTACGCGGACAACGGTGTATATTACGTGATTAACAACAACGCCGGCTACACCGGTGACCTTGAAATTGCCCTTATCACAACCGAATTTGCGACGGAAATCCTTGGAGAAATTCTCGACAACAACGGCGTTCTTGTGGAAAGAAATGATACAGAACTTGCACAGTTTGCATTGATGTTTGAGTTTCTTGGAGACAAGCACCACATCAGACACGTGATGTATTGCTGCTCAGCTTCACGTCCTGCGACAGAATCTGCAACTACAGAGGAAAGCACAGAAGTTAAGACGGAAAAGCTGACGCTCAAGGCGACGCCTTTGCCGACGGGTCTTGTAAAGTCCAAGACAACTGAAAGTACATCGGATACAGTTTACAACAACTGGTTCAAGACACCCTACAGCCCAAGTACACAAACAGCCACAACAACTACCAAGACATCTTAAGGAGGTACTGCTATGTCTATCAAGAAGAATATTACCATTGACGGTATGGAGGTACCATTCAAGGCAAGTGCAGCTGTGCCACGTCTTTATCGTCTGAAGTTCCACAGGGATATTTACAAGGACTTTGCATCGCTGAAAACGGATGTGGAAGAGGGAGATGAGAACAAAAGCGAACTCGATATTGAGAGCCTTGAGGTTTTCGAGAACATCGCCTACATCATGGCAAAACACGCCGACCCGGAAAACGTTCCCGACAGCCCTGATGATTTCCTGGAACGGTTCAATACGTTTAGTATTTATGAGATTCTTCCTCAGCTGATTGAATTGTGGGGACTGAATACAGCAACACAGGTTGAGTCTAAAAAAAACATCGCCCGACTGACCGGCCGATGACTACTCCGCTTTTTCTCCTGAGATGCAAACAGCTCGGTCTTTCCATGACCGAGCTGGATTTGCTGACAATTGGGCTTATCAATGATATGTTCACGGAACGTGAAAATGATGATTACGATGGCTGGAATGAGGTCGCTGGACAGGCGGATTTTGATAATTTCTAAATAGCCTCTTTACTTTTTTCTCTTTATGCAGTATAATAAAGGAAAAGATTCTAAGGGGTGGAAATATGAGTAATTTTAGAGATGAAGATTATGCTTATATTCTTGGAGATTGTCTGCATGATATTTTTTATGTTGATTCATCTTACCGTGGAAAAATTGCTCAAATGAGGTTGCTTTCTGAAATAATAGTAAGGAAGCTGATCGATTATAATCCAGATGATCAGTTGACAATCGGTGACAAGGAAGTCCTAAAGACTGTAAAAGCTCTCACATACGGAGACCATTTTAAGAAATGTATTCTTGCTGTTAAGAATGATACAACTGACTATTACGCAGCGAATTCCTGTTCACATTTAAAAGTACGTTCGCAAATAACACAAGATGATTATAACAAGATCTATGAGCATTTACT